GGCGACGGCATCAGCGACTTGGCCCCACTTAGACCAAGTTTTAGGACCGTTGTTGTTCCTGCCGGTGAAGGTGTTCGGGGACACCTGCTTTGCGCCGTTCATCGTCATGCGGTAACCCATGCCGCCGTTGTTGACATTGTAGAGCCAAGCGATGGCCCGGTCAATCTCAACATCGGTGATGGCTTGGATGGTGGCGAAGGTGGCGTTGTTCAGCGAGTCAAAGACAACGGAGCGCACCGTCAAGGTGTCGTCGTCGTCGTCGTCGTCGTCGTCGGGTGCTTCAGCGAAGTCGCCGAAGTCAACGGCGGCATCGCTGGGCGCATCACCAAAGTCAACGGCGGCATCGTCGGCGGCATCGTCGGCGGCATCGTCGGCAGGTGGGGCGAGCCACTTGACGAAGAGGTCACCGAGGACCTCAGCGGTAGCGGTGGGGTCCACTTGACCGTTCTCCAACTTGACGGCGTGCTTCATTACAACCTCATACGCAATGCGGTTGAGGGAGTTGAAGTCGTTGTCGGGGTTGACTCCGCTGTCGCCACCGGCGTAAGACTGAATCAGCGGGTGTTCAATCTCATCTTGGTGGGCGAAGCGGACAAGAACGGTTGCGTTCTTGGTGGCTCTCTTCGGTCCGTTGGCGGTCTTGGCGGACTTGATGTCGTCCACCGTTGTGTTCAACCATGCCGGTAGTGTCTTCGCTTTGAGGGCGGACACCATAGCATGGGTGTTGGCTCGGATGCTGGCTTCAATTTGGTTCATCATATTCTTAACCTCCACCCCCTCATTGGGGGGCTGACATTTCCGACAGATAAGGCGTGGCCCTTATAAGGGGTCGGCCCAAAATCGGGTTGTCGGCCCTCGCGCTTTTGCCGCGAAGAATCGCAAAAGCCCGCGACAACCATATGGTTGGAGCGAGCGCGATGGAATCGCTCTCGCGACAACCCGCTTACCGCGACCGTTTACCGCGATTGCTTACCGCGACGATGTGCGACAGCGAGGATTAGCGCAACGCTGAATCAGCGCGACACCGCGAGTCCCTCGCGCTCTCGCGCTTCGCGCTTAGGGCAAATATCGCGTTAGCCGGAGTCGCGCTCGCGGCGCGACAATTTGCCCTGCTTAACCGCGTGCGAAATACAGGCAATTTTTTCGTGGGGGCGAAAAAAAATCGCCAGCAATTTTTTGCTAACCGCTACCTTCAAGGGCAGGGTCGTCGTGCGCAACATCAATGGGTCAGTTTATTCGCATCGTCAAAGCCGACGATGATACGCGTCGTGAGCGTAGAATGAGTCAAACTGAAAAGGGTTTCAAATCGCTTGCACCCTACATGGAAGCGGCAGTTGCCGAATACGAAGCAAACGCGGAAGACCAAGACGCGATTGTTCAACTCTATGAGGACATCATCAACGCGAACAACATCATTCTTGGGCGCGGACTTGGAATGAGCATGGAAGAAATGGAGGCCGAAGGTGAAGACGGAACACCCGCTTTGCTGGCTGAACCTTTCATCAACGCGCCTGTTATGATGCATTTGAAACGGTTGTCGGCCCAATTTCCGGAACTGAAAGAGGTTCGTGAGGAAGACGAAAAAGTCGGTGAGCCACTTGATGACATTATGAAAAGAGGGGGAGGGATTCGCGCTGATATTTCTTCATTTATCGCAGACCCAATAAACAGCGGTGAAAATTACAAGCAACATGAAATCAAAGGTATCCAAAACTTGTTGTCCAAATACGACCACCCGTTGGGTGTAACGCTCAGTTTGGCCGTTCCCAAGAGCGACCGTATTGCTCCCAACTACACACCGCGACCACCACGAAAGCGAATGATACAAACGCGTGGGCCACTTACCGACAAAGGCTTTGAAGAAGCCATAAACAGATTGCGCGACGAACAACAACGCGCTTTAGAAGAAGTTAACCCCACAGATGAGGAAGGTAAGAGATTCCTTCTTGATGAAAAAATGAAAGAGGTGTATGAAAAACTCGTTCGTGATGGTTTGGCTCAAGGGTTGAGTGAAAAGCAAGCAATCACTCGCGCAAAAAGCATGCAAACACAGATGCAAAGTGACCAATCCGCTCGCGATTACGAACGCTATTTCCGAAACCTTGAGATGGACCAACAAGGGAAAAAAGACCCGGTGTTTAACGAACGACGCTCATCAGTTCAAATAGCAAGACCTTCAACCCAATCAACTCAAGAAATCCTTTCACAAGTCGCGCGTTTGCGTTTACAAGGTCTTGACGAAAAGGCCGCGTTTAGGTCAATACAGGATAAGTTCAATCAATACATGGTTTCGCTGACCGGTGAAGACGGGTTTGGAGCGAAAACGACACGACGCGGTGGAATTGTGAGCGAAAGCGTTGGGTCACGCCCCGACGCTCTAACGCCTTCATTGGTTGAGGCTGGTCGTAAGTTGGGTATAGGGATGGGTCTTCCGAACATGCCCGACTTGTTGTTGAGTCCTTTCATTGCAAACTACAACGATGAAAAGAAGAAGACGAAAAGCCCTTTCAGTATGGAATTGCGCGAAGAGTTGGCAAATACTTTGAATATGGAAGATGTCTTACACCCCGCCCTTCTCGCTTCAATGAAGGATGAAGGTTTTCTCAGCACACTAAGAGGTGACAAAACCAGCGAAGAGGCAAGCGCGATTAGCGGAAGTCGTGAAGAAGTTGAAGCGCGCGCTCGTGAGGGTGCGATGAGTGGTGCGCAAACCGAATCTCAATTGGTTGACCCCGAAGAAGAATTGAAGTATGTGCGAAGTCAAAAAGGAAATTGGAGTTCCTTCCACAGACTCACACCTTCACAAAAAATGCGCGACCTTGAACGGCAACTCAAAGAAGGCGTCATTGATGATTACGAATACAAAATGCAATTGATGGCGATGCAAGTCGGTGATGGGCGATACCAACTTGATAGCGAGAAAGCGTTGGGTGGTTTGACGGGTGATGACTTTGAAGTTGGTCACGCGTTTCACGGTTTGAATGAAGATGAAATCATGGCGCGCGTTGATGGTTTTACGCAAAACCTCATCGGTATGGGTCGTGTTATGCGCGAACTTCGTTATGAAGCCCACAAATACGCGGGTGGGGAGGATGCGAGCGCAGAAGATAAAGCCGAAATAGATGACAAAATCAAAGGTATGGATTTGAGCGCAGAAGACATCATCGCGTTTGGGAACATTCAAAATGCTACGCGTGACCAAACGATGAAATATCAAGAATTGAACTCGTTGATGAACGGTCATTTGGAAAACACCATGTCGCGAATCAATGCACGCATTGGTATGCACATGAAACAAATGGAAAAAACAGGTTTGAGCGATATTGAATTGGTTAACGCGGCCATGCGATACGCCGAGGGCAACATGGGACTGCAAGGTTACGCGAATGCGTTTGTAAGTTTGCTCACAGGAAAACAAAAAGACGGCACATTGGATTCTTACAACATTTCTCGCTTGTTGAAGTATTTGCGTCAAGACGGTCTTCGCCACGCGCTGGATGAAGAACACCACCAAAAAAGCGGAGAACAAATTGACAAGTTTCAACGGAACCATCATGCGCGAAAGGCAATTGGAGAAATGGAGGGAGGTGACATTTCAAATCCTCCGGAAGAATACGCCGATGACATTTTGAATAACAAAGAACAATGTCTTTCGTGTCACGAAGACCGTTTCGGAAACCGAACGAAAGAAGAGTCGTATTTGCGCGGTTTAACAATTGAAGGTCATCGCGGACCAACTCAAATCCAATCACCTTATGCACAAAAAACTGTCATTCTTCCGAACTTGAAGAGCAACAAGGATGGGTTTATTCCGTTGACGAGTGAAGCAGGTAGGACATCACTCACGAACATTTTGCATCACATTTACCCGGACGAGCCACGATACCATCCTAAAACCATCGCGGAACAACAGGCTCGTGCTGACGCAGGGAAATACCTCGGCCAATGGAGGAAGGATAAACAGAACGATTTTAGGCGAAAAATCAAGGAGGCTGTCATTACCGGTCACCCACGCGCGGCTAACATTTTCAAAAAGTTCGGACTTTACAAAACCATTCAGCATGCGACGGGAACGGGTCCCGCTGGTATGAGCAACAAAGAGTTGAGTGCAATTTCATTCTTGTTGAACAACAACGATGCGCTTGATAAATACCACGAAGTTCACCGAAAAAAGACGCTGATGGCTACACGCGTCAACGCTATTGAAGACGCGATGGATTTCATGCAAGACCTTGTAGACGGTGTTTACGGGAAAAAAATAAAACCGGGTGCTTTGCTTAAAGAGGACACTCGTCGCGCTATTCTCGCTGATGTTTTCAGTCAACCCATGAACGACCTTGAAACATACAAACGACGCATAGAGAGTCGTAAAAAAGAACTCGCTACCACTCAAAAAGCCGCCGATTCTTACAAGCAACAAAAAGCAGAAATTGACGAATTGTTGTTCCACACCACTCCGCGTAAAGAAACGGATGAGGACGGTGTTGAACGCGAAGTTCGCGGGAAGTATCAGTCACCCGGTCAAATTGCAGAAATCAACAGACGCGCAGACGAACTTCAAGAAAAATACGGTATGTTGATGATGAAGCGTAGGCGTCAAAAACAGGAATTGAAGCGGTATGAAAAGAAAATGAACATTCTTAAAGACGCAAACTCGGATGTGTTTGAACGACTCAACGGATTCATGTTGGGTGCGTTTATTCGCGGCGGAGGTCAAATGGCGAAAATGCTGAAAGAAGGGGATTTGTCAATTGATAAAGTGGGTAACATCATTGAACAAATCCATGAATCAATGTATGAGAAGGATGATTTTGATAGGGTGTATGCAACTGATATTGGTCGCGACAAAAAGAACAAGAAAAAGGTTGTTTTGACGGACAGGAACGACTACACACACTCGTTGGATAGGGTCAAAGAAGGGCGAATGGGTAAAATGGGTGGAACAGGTGTCTTGTATAACACCAACAACAAAGCGTTGCCGCGCGTCAACAACATCAATCAATTGATGGCTCATCGTCTGTCAATGGGTTTTCCGCTCTCCGAAGAAGAGATTCAAAATGCGAAAAACATGATGACGGACGCTGAAATGATTGAGGTTGCTGAAAGCAATAGCGAGTTTGAAGAGTTCGCGAATAAGATGTTGACTAAAGAAGAGTTGGCTGAACTTAACACAGGTTCAATGTCACATGACCATCACGATGACGAACCGGATGATTTAGGGTTGTTGAGTGAAGCAGAAGCGGCTCGCCGAGAACAAAACTCGCATTTTACGCGAGGAAGTGAAGAGGCTATCGCAAATGGTGATATTAACGCGCACTCATTGATGCACAATTGGCGTGAAAAAGCACCCACTTTGTGTGGGACTTGTCATGGACACTCATGGCTTACGCGAGATGAAGCCATCACTTACCTGCGTCACCGAATCCCCGAACTGCGCGATGAAAGCGCACATGGTGCAAAAATGCGAAAATACATCCAAAAACACCTTCGTCCTCGTGGAACCGAATCATACGCTCATCACGAAATGGCTGACGAGATGGACGACGACGAGCATGAACAACTCGCTTGTCCGGCGTGTGAACATCAAGCCGGACATGTGCGCGGAGGTAAATTGAGTAACGGTATTTGCGCTGATTGTTTCGGTAGCGGTCAGCGCGACCCCAACAATGATGAACATATCCACGAAGGACACACTCATGCTGAAACGGGCGAGATGATGCCGGGGAAAAATCATCACTATACTCACAACGGCGCGACCGCGCAAAAGTTTGACTTATTGAATCAACTTTTGTTACAGGGAGTTGAAATGCGTCAGTCGGGCCAAATACCGGACTTCTTGCGAGAGCATGTGACAGCACAACAACCTTTGTGGGACATTTACGGTGATTATGTCGGCACAGGCAAATACCAAACGCTTGAACAAAAACGCGAAGCGCAGAAGAAAAAACAATTGGAACCGATGGGGTCTTTTGATGAAGAGGAAACGCCAACAAAACAAGTTCCCCGCATTACCTACCCACAAAACAAAACACCCGCGGAACAAACACCCACCATTGACTTTGGCGAACCCACCATTGACTTTGGCGACGCGCCTTCAGTAGACACAAGTGCTGGAATGCAACTTCGGGGAGTTCACGAAACTGCGAAGAAAAATCACGAAAAAATGATGTTGGATAAACACATCAACCGTATGGCACAAATAGCATTGAAATATCAACCGGAAATGGCTGGTCATATCAATTATTTGGTCGCTTCTATTCAGCAAGACCCAGCGTATATGCTTGGAGAAGTTCATGGAAACGATGAACACCCGTTGCTTGAAAAAATACACAAGTTGCAAGAAATCGCGGAGGCGCACCTTGTTCACGATTTAAGTGACCTTGACGCGCAGTATCCGGAAAACCATCCAAAGGCAGGTCAGTTCATGTTGAGCATGAAGGAGCGTAACAAATTGTTAGCGGATAGTCGTCGCTTGCCTATCAACGATGACGGCGAATTGTCACTAACGCTGGCCGACATTTATGGAGGGAATGCGCCAATCACTTTTGGAAACTACGAACCTCTTATTCCGATGCATGGATATTTGTTGAGTGGAAAAGAGATACGCGAAGGTTTGTTTGAACCCGGCGCGACGCATCCTCCTTCACCTGTTACCGATAAAGACATTGGGAGTTTTTTCAAAGGAAACAAAAAAGTGCAAAAAATCCTCAAGCGTCGTGAAAATTACATGAAGTTCAAAACAGGCAAAATAGGCAAACTTGTTGACGCGATAAACAGCGTTGAAAAACCAATGGTGGCTCGTAAAACAACCAACTTAAGGAGCGACACGCTTGATGCGCTGTTGAAAGAGTTTGGTGAAAATCCGATAACAAACGAAATGGCGAGTGCCGCTCCAACATACAGCGATGAAGCATTGAAGGCTTTCAAAGAAAAAGGCGCGGTTGATGTAAACACGCTTTTGACATACCCGAATCAACACAACCAAAGGCGCGCGTTGAACAGTCTTTACACTCAAAACTTGAATCAAGCAATCCGCGAATTGTGGCAAAAGTTCGCCATCAAAAAGGCTCTTCAAACTTTCATGACTCGCGTCAACAACCCGCTGGATTACCCAACTATACCTCAAAACATCGGTCAAAACAACTTCTCACAAATGATTGGTGAAAACGCTTCTTTGTATTCGTTGTTGCACGATGAAGCCGCGAAATTGTTGGGGTATGATGATTTTGACCATTTTGAAAAGAAGTTCGGTGTTTCTCAAGACGCGCAAATACAGAACGCTGATGGTGAGGTCATTAACACGATAAGCGCAAAGCAATTCAAAGCCGAAGTGATGGACAACGCGAATCATGAAGACCTGCAAGCGTTACCGTTGGGAGTTGTTGACTATTCCAATCCGGAAAAACCCAAGTTTGTAGCACAAGAAGCGCAGAAGTTGATTGGTGAAGGACGAAACGCGTCTTACACTCCGGAGGAAGAGAAACAATACGAAAATGCAAAACAAATTGTGAGATACGACCAATGTCCGAATTGGTGGCATCGCAACGCGATTGACGAAATTATGGCCGGAGAGAAAAACAAAGCCGGTGGGTTCCAAGACTACAACGAATTGAAAACAGCCTTTGAACAAGGTCAGTTGACGCCGGAAATGCAAAAAAGGATTGAGGATTCTTTCGCGCTGGCGCATTCTTCGCATCCGATGATTCAATTGCAAAATCACAATGACATGCGTGGTTATGCGTATGCAAATGATGCTCTCAATACAATGGATAGCATGAAGCCCCTTTGGTCGGAACAAGGTCTTGGGTTATCGCCCCAAATCCTACCACTACCACCACCCTTTGCACCAAATCAACAACCCGCCGCGACAGGTCAACCGGAAGTTGACTTTTCTCAATAATATAGTTTGATTCTTATAACAATAATACTGTTTATTGTTATAATAAGAATACTATAATAATGAGAAAAAGGTGAATCAACACGCTTATGTAGCGCACGCATTGTCGCGTAGCAAGGAGGATTCTGTTATGCAACCGCAAACCCCCCAAAACAAAGACGAATTACGCGTGCTTGGACTGATTTCATTTGTGAGCATCCTTGTTGGGTGCGCTATCGCAGTTTTTGACGCGAGACTGTGGCTTTACGACGACACGACCTACACGAACGCCATCACCTACACGATGGGCGCGTTTACTTTGCAGGGTATGGCGTATTTCATTTACAAAATGCTGGCACAAGACGGCATGGACCAACGCGCGGTCATCTCAAACATGCAACGAAACATGACGCGCACCATGCAAGCGCAACAAATGCGCTTTGCACAGAAGCAAATGGACATGGAAATCAAAAAACAAGAGGTTGCCTTCGCAAAACAACTTGAAGCGTTGGAAGAAGACCCCGAAGTTCAGCAATACCTCAACTTGATGAACGGTGATGCGGAAGCGGATGCGCCGCAACACAAGGCTCAAACCAAAAAATCACTCAATTTGGGTGGTGGTGATACGCGCAAAAGAAACCCCGACGGCACATACGCGAAGAAGGAGAAGTGATGGCGTTGGGTTGGCTCTTCAAAACACCGGGTGATGATGCGACGGAGGCTACATTACGCGCTTTGCACACGCAAAACACGCTGGACAACTACTACGAGCGTGGAAGAGCGTTAATGTTGTGCATCATCGTTGGCATCGCGAGTGGTTTAGGTGTCTCGTGGTTTGAAACAACCGGCGATGTGAGCATTTGGGAGAACACCGTAGAGTGGTTTTACAACAAACTTCGTGATTGGGTGGGTTGATGGTTGCAACATTCGCTGGTAGCGCGTTGATGGGCGCGGTTGTTTACGGTCGCGAACTATACAACTTCCTCAAACCGCGCAGAATTGGTGTTTACGGACCGACGCAGGTTGGAAAAACGACGCTTGACCTGTTTATGCGCACTCCGGGCGAAATGGACGACATTGAAGAGCGAACAATGCACCCAAAAAGACTTCTTGGGGGCGGATATGTGCTTCCGAAGGCCACGCGAAAACGCATTCGCTGGCAGGGAGAAAAAAGAGTCGTTCATTCATCCGATGTTGGCGGTCAACAACGCTTTTGGAACCTTTGGATTGATGATATGGTTGACCGTCAAGTGGAAATTGTTGTTTTCATGACTGATACGCGTGTCATTCACGGTAACGGCGCACAAGTGATTGACGCAGTTGGTGGTTTTGAATACCTTGTAGACGCGCTGATTGAAAAAAGGTGGAATTATCGCTCGTTGAAGACTCGTTTGAAGGGAAAACGCTACGCTCCGAAGCAGATTTGGCTTGTTGCGAACAAAGCAGACGAGTGGTGGGACGATAATGCGAACATTTTATGGCAATCCGGGCGTTTGCGAGAGCATAAAGTGTTCAACTCACACCGTCCAGCCATGCGAAGACTCCAAAAAGCAGGTATTCCGTGTCGCGTAAGCATGATGGCGACGAAAATCGGCTGGAATGTTGAAAAAACGATGATTGAAATGCTAAGTTGGTGATGAAATGCTTGGAAATACACCCCAAAACGACCTATTGCGGCTTGCCGCACAGACCCAAATGAGCCTCGCGCAGATGCAACAACAGGCTCAAGCACAGGCCGCAATGACCAACGCGAGCGACCACATTGAGGTTCCGCAGGTCAATTTCTTCCCTTCACAGCACTCAAACCCCAAAAAAGCGCGTAGAAAGGACATCAAACAGGCATATTCGCTCCTTTCTCCGACAAAACGCTCTATTTTCTCCCCAAAACGCGCTTGGGGCGGAAAATACCGCTACAACACCAACACAATGCGTTGTTGCGTGGACGGATGCGATGTTGAATACCTTCTGCGCATGGCTGGCAACATCTACGAGCAAATTATTGATGAAGAAACCGGTAAATCGCTGTGGGACATTTACTTCAAAAACCCGGTCACAGGCGAGATTGAAGCCTTCGTAGCGCGAGAAAAGGTCACAAGCGGTCGTAGAATGCGCGCAACTTACTGCCCGGAACACCTTCACCTGTATCATTTGCTTACAAAATGGGAAAAAGAGGACGAAGCGGAGGAAGAAGCGAGTGGTGGAACCCTCAAAGCCAAGTTGAAAAAGGGTGTTTCAGTCGTTGCTGTGCCTGTCAACAGCATCAAAAAGAAGGATAATACGCCGCCAATCCTTGCAAAATACGAACAATTTTTCGCGATGTTGAAGCAAGACAACATCCCCATCACGCATTTCACCAATTCCGCGACGGGAATGAACGATTTGGTGATGATTGTGTTTGATATGCGTCAATTCCAAGCGGGGAACAACACAAAACTGCTTCATGACGCACTCGCGATGCATCAAATGCAACAGCAAAGCGCACCTCTCCCTCTACCGCAACAACAAAATGAGGGTGGCGCGTGAGGTGGTATCATGGCATGGTGGTCAAACAATCAACAACCTGCGCAAAACAGCGGCGCGCTGAACCTCGGATTGCCGAACGGACAACAACAAGTGCCTCAAATGGGGACCATGAGCGCGGCTGGTGGCTACAATCCCTACGCACCCCCGCCCCCACCGAGCGAAATGGACATCCTGTCCATGATGATAACCGCTAATCCGCTCATTGACAAGTGGCTTTCCGATAACAACGGTGCGAACTTGAACATGCTTATCGGACTCATCAGCAATGTGGTCGCGGTTTCGTTGCATCAAATGCTCGCGAACGCTAAAATCAAGGAGGGAGACGACGGTTTTACCTTTGATTTTAGCGGCGTGCAGGGTTTACCGACGAGTGATAGCGTCACCATGACGCAAACTCAAATCCTCAACGCGGCTTCCAACAATGTTCAACAAATGAATATGCAATTCCAGCAGATGGTCGCCATCGCAAACCAAAGCACCATGCAAGGTATGCTGGATAGCGCGCTCGCAGACCCCGGCATGGTTCAAAGCGTCGCGCAAGGCGGTGGGACTTTCATCCGTTCTATGCTTGGAGGGCGATGATATGGACATGACCACACTCTTTGGTGCTGTTAGCGACATGACCAATTTGCGCAAATCCGTTGTTGTTGACATGATAATGGTGCAACTCATCTCACTAACGCTGGGTTGCTTCATGTTGCTGGTGTTTTCCGGCCCAAAAATGGACTCAAACACGCTCACTTGGATTATCGGCGCGCTTTTCGTTTGTTTCAGCGCGACCGGCATCGTTTACCGCCGTCTCGGTCAGCAAGGTTGACCATTTTCCGACGGGGCATTCGCTACTGTTGAGAATGGTTTTTGTTTTGATGAAACAACCACAAAGACCGCAACGGTCGTGATTTCGGTCGGGACATGCGCGACAAATGTTCATTCGGCGTTCTCGCTCACTCAACGACGCCTTGTTGTTGGCGATAATGTCCAACGCCGCTCGCGAAAGGCTTCTCGCTGTGTCTACGGTGAGTGGGACACCCGCAACTTTTGGCGCACGACCGAGCCGCTTTCGCATGGAAACACTCTTTTGCTACGGCTACTTGGAGTTTGCTATGGCGGAGCGTATTACGCGAGCGTCTTGCAAGTTTTGTCAAGACTCGGAACGCGACGGTCTTGAAGAAATGATGACACATGGTATCATCATTGCAAAGCAGTTGGACAAAGACAAAGGCTGGCGTGAAGGGACGGCTGACCGTCATTTTCGCAACCACATGGGAGAGTATCACATGGGAAGCAACAGCGAATGCGGCTTTTGTGTGTCTGTTAAGCGCGAAGAGTTGGAAATGGCTTACTTCAACGCGTCCATGACCGCCGAAGAAATCGCTTTGGACATCCAAATGCCCGAATCCAGCATTTACCACCACCTCAAACACCACCTCAAACCTGTCGTGCAAAAGGGTGCGGCAGACCTCATCATTGTTGAGGCAGGTCAAGAGATGGAATCGTTGAGGCACAATTTGTCGCGCATTAACGGTGAGTTGGGTCATTTTCTTGACGAGGCTGACCGCAACGACCCTCAATATGTCCGCAACATTGTTTCACTCCACAAAGAAGTGCGTGAAACGGTGAAAGACATTATGCGCGTTCAAGAACGCGCCGCTGGAACAACCAATGAACACATGACGGCGCAGACTATCAACATCCTCAAAGTTGAATTAGCGAAAGAGTCGCCCGAAGTGTGGGCGAGGCTTCGCGGTAAACTCATGGGAGAGGGTGAATGATGGTAGGCGGTCCCGAAGGAAGCACAAGTGGATTGCGTTTCAACCCTCGCGAAAGCGCGGAAGAGTTACAAGAAGACTCATCAGTTGGGCGTGAAGACTCCGAAGAGCGTGCGCGCCACGACGCCAAAAAACGCGAAGACCAAGACAAGCGCGCTAAAATGATGCAAGGATTGCAACACATGAAAATCAAAATCCCTCAAAAAGACCCGGAAGACGAAGAAGACAGTCAAATGAAACAACAGGCTGAACTCGCTCAAATGACCGGGCAGGTCGGCCAAAGTGAGGCTATTGACGGAGCCAATCCTAACGCCAGCGGCCTCGGTGCAAACATGATGCTTTCTACCGCACCTTTCATTGATGATGCTTTTGAAATGATTCGCAAAAAACGCGAACCAAAGTTTGACGATGAAAAACCGAAGAAAACCACAACCATTGACACGGCGATGGCGAGGCAACGCGCTAAGAAAGGTAGGCGGAAGAAAGGGAAAATGGAAACCACCGAAACCAAAACTCGCGGTAAAGGAAAGGCGAGTAAACGAACTCGTGTCGGCGCAAGGCGAAATCCAAAAGCGACGACTTCAATGATGGCTGGTTCTGCACCGTTTCGTTCGTTTGGTGGTTTCTACGGTTATCAACAGCCTACTCGTTTTGGAATGCCGCGACTTACATCGGCCACTCACACACAAGCGCGCACCGCTCTTGCTAATCCACAAAAGAAAGTCGCACAGGATATGCGACAAGCCCTCCGTCAAGAATCTCCACCGTTGGATGACCCTATCCCCACTCCTACTGTTTCTCCCGAAGCGAGAAAAGTTCGCGCACCGCGCGGTTCGCGTGATGCTATGCCGCACAAGAAAGCAATGCATCTACCACGCGAAACCATCACTCCCGGCGGGAAAAAAATGTCGCATGCTACATCTCTCGCTGGTGGTGCTGGCGGTATTGGGTCAACCGATGCTATCCTCGCTTCCGAAGAGTTTCTACTTAAGCGCGCTCAAAAAGTCAAGTTGACGGGGTTATCACCTCGCGACCGTATTGAATATCGTCAACTCATTGACCAACTCAATCATTTGATGCGACGCATGATGCGCAAAGAGGACAAATCCATGCAAGGCGCGACCGAAGGTGCAACCGATAACGCTTCGGGTGGTTTAACATCAGCACCGACGGGGGCGACAGAAACCGACCCCGACGATGATGCAACGCGTTGGGGTGCGCATCCTTACGACCTGTATGTGCGACGAGGTGGTGTTTGATGACCGACCTTATCATCAAAGGGAAGGGTGTGTGGTATCGTGATAAAGACGGTGTTATGCACGATATGACCTTCCCTCCGCCCGACTCCGACCATCAAACCTTGAGTCATTTTCATATCAATTCAAAAACAGGAAAACCGTTTGAAGAATTGCTTGAGTCGGGGTTGCTTGGTAAGTTTCCGATGGAGATTGCGGCTGGTATTATGGCGCGAGAATTGGTGGAAAGTGGATACACAGACGCGAGCGGAATGAAAAGAAAGTTTGTTAATCAAGCATCCGCTTTACAATTCGCAAAGAAGATATTCAATGACGGAACAATGCGATTCAACAAAATCAAAGAAAAAGCGGGTGACAAGATAAATCAAATACCGATACCTTTTCGCGAAGACGGTTCGCTTCACCCCGATTACAAAAACAACCACTACGGCGGTCACCAACACAAAAAAACACCAACGGCTGACCGACAGACGAGAACCAGCGATGGTAGACTCATCAACAACCATGCGCGAAACGAAATACATCCCGAATTGGGTCAACACCTTGAATCAGCCGCACTTCACGCCGCGAAAGAGATTCAAGAGGAAGCGAATAGATACGGTTTTCAAACTTCCATAGGCGCGCAACAAAATTGCATTGAGCCTCAACAAATCACCAGCGGTGTGACACATCGTTACACTTCAAACGATAAAGACCCAACTTCTCGCGACAACACAAAATACCCTTCTCATTACAAGGATTTGCACGAACAAAGTGCCGCTTATGGTCGCATTTCACCGATGGATATTGTGTCTGTTCTCCCAAGTGATTTCTTTGTGCCTTCAACGGGGGGAGGTATGTCAACCGCTGTTAAAAATCGGTTGAAAGCAATGGGCTTCAACGCAACCACAGCGAGACAAATGGCTCGCGCACCCGTTAATCAGTTGCTTTACGGAAGCGGTAAAGACGGGCGCGCTTCCGGATTGCAGAAAGTGATGAAAAACCTTCGTGCAGGTTTGCAAATAGACACCAACGATGACATTCATGCTATGTTTGCGAAACATCGTTCTCAAGTTGCTCCGCAAGTTCGCGGCGGTGACAATGGGCGAAACCACGCGGCAATTGAAATCTTGGCGATGTTGAAAACAGCAGAAGAGATGAATGTTGACCCGAACAGCCTTTCAATGTATCAAACAGCACCGAGTGGAATTGTCAGTTCTTGGCGCGATGTTGCACTTCAATCGGGCGGCAAACAACTTGATTTGGAAGCATTGGGTAGTGCCGATGAATCACACGGTATGCGAGGTAAGTTTGCTGGTGACACCGAACATCGCTATCAACAATTCCCCGAACATTTGAGCGGAGGTGCGCTTGGAGATGACCGACCCGTCCCACCTGTTATGCCCGAAGAGCCGATGAGCGCGCCACCACCGATTGACACTACACAGGAAGTCATTGGTGAAGACCTCGTGCCTGTTCAACCAGCGGGTTTTGATTTTCCGGACTTGGCGGGATTCAATCCTTTTCCGCAAGGAAGAGATTTTGCTATGTCCGATGACGACCCGATGGGTGTTATCGCGAATATCATGGAGCGCGTGCAGTTACACGATGCTGGTGGCTCTTTGATAGTGAAATATGACCCGATGGATGCATACGACATGCAACGATTAGGAAACGAAGTTGGCGTATCCAGCGCGACTGTTCGCGCGATTGCTATGTCGCTTGGTGATTGGGGCGTCATAGCGAAATCTTTTAACACGACGCCCGATGTCGTTCGCGCTATCAAGAGGTCTTGCGGGGGTGCGTTGAATGGTTGAAAATTGGGAAATTGAATGGAACAGTAGCATGCTTGAACATGGTCGTGACTTAGGAACGATGGAGTTCATTTTCGCGAAAGGCGGAACCGTCACGGACATGAATTATGTCATGTTTGATGTTCAAGACAACACTTGGGAACCTCTCATTAAGGCCGTCGCGGAGCGTGACAATTCTCACCCCGACATCATTCGGAAGAATGTTGAACAACAACAACAACAACAACAACAACAACAACAACAACCGTTCTTCATGGAGCAAGGACAACGCCCTGCTCAACTTTTCATGGGAACAGGCGCAAGAAGCCCTCGCGAAATGACACGAATATACAACACCGCTCAACGCGGACATAATCTCATGGAGTATCATGACAACCCTACCGCAATGAACGCTTTGCGCGCTGGGAAATACGGTGCGGCTATGGGTCGCGGTATTATGGCAGGGGCAAGTAAGTTCAAGGAGGGTATGCAAAACCGCAATCAAAGAAGGCAAGACCGACAGGTTGAGCGTCTTGGACGCGCGTTTGATAGGGACCAACAATATCAACAAAACCCTACCGGAATGAACGCACTACGCGCAGGTAGATTTGGAGATGCTGGTCGCCACGCCCTTCAAGCCGTTAAAGAAAGCGGTCTTGGTGACCGCATGAAAGAGTTCATGGGTGGCGCAGGTCGCGCAATCAGCGATTTGCGACACTTACCTCAAGCCGCCAAAGACTCTTACATTGAAGGACGAACTCGTCGTGAACAAAATGCGCGACGAAGTGCGCTTGAAGGTGGATTGGGGCGCGCTCAAACAGAAGAACAACAGGCTCGCGATAGGTATGTTCCGGGCAGTCAACTTGGTGACCGAAACATAGACCAAGCGTTGTCCGGTATCAATGAACGACTTTCGCGAGATTATCAAGTGCAACCTGCTCTTCACGAAAGAGGAAAGAACAAAGGCATGCCGAAAGAAACCGTTCAAGACGCTATGCGACGCGAAATCCAAGAAATCGGTGCGGGACAAGAAGCACCGCGAGAAGGCACAATGGCTCGCATGAGGCGAATGGGTGATGAGCGAAGAGCGGTAAACGAAGCACAGCAAACTGCTTTCGCTCCTTCAAATGTTGTTCCGGAGGAAGAGCCACAGCCACCTGCGTTGCCCGAAGCACCTACACCCGAAGCGGAAGAAGCGGCGAATGCAGATGCACCAACGGAACAAGCGGTTCCGGAAATTGATTTTGGTGACTCACCAACGGAAGAGGCGACCCCGGAAATTGAGTTTGGTAACCCACCCGACACCGGTGTCGTTGCTCCAAAACCTGCGGCGGCTGGTGAAACAGCGACAGTCACGGAAGAGCCATCGTTCGGTGCGAGGTTTGCGACTGATGCAGAAATGAAGTTGGGTGCAACCGCTGGTGATAGGGTAAAGAATGCGTTGGATAAAGTCTACCAACAGCATCAAGAAAAGCCGTTCGCGGACCGCGATGCAATGATGGAAGCGTTGATGCAAGCCGGTATTGGTTCAAAGACGATGACTGCCGCTAACAAGTTGAGCGGTAAAACAGCAAACGCGGCAGAAAGTGCTTTGAGTGAAATCTTTGGTCCCGCGCAAGCAAAACAAATTGTTCAATCAGCACAAGCAGGTAACCAAGAAGCAAAACAAATTGTTGAGCAAGTCGTCGGTAACAACAACACCCCGGAGATTGATTTTGCTGGCGCGATGAACATGTCCGAAGACGAACATGTAGCCTCATGGGATTCGTTATTGAAAGGGTTGAATATACGGTGATGGCGTGTGTCCTCGCTCTCCCTTGAAGCAATTGAAGAAATTGACTTTGAGGTAGCGAAGCGCGACTTCAAGTTTTTCTTTGAAGAGATTCTTGGGTTTCAACTTTCATGGCATCACGAGCAATGGTTCAACAACCTTGAATCGCGTAAGCGGTATTGTGTTAAAGCCGCGCGTGACCACGGTAAGTCAACGCTGTTCCTCGGCTACATGCTTTGGAAAACGGCGTTCAACCCAAAGACAAAAGCCGTGTTGATTTCGCACAGTCTGCATCAGTCCATCCACCACATGCGCACACTCAATGATTTGATTGACAGCGTTCCTTTTCTCGCGAAAATGAAGAAACCCGATTCGTGGTCCAAGACTTTCTTTGGTTTTAGCAACGGTTCAAACATCAGCGCAAAGTCGGTCGGTGGTGCTATCCGTGGTATCCACCCCGACCTCATTCTTTGCGACGACATTCTGTGGGGAACGACGGACACCGAACTCGCTCGCGTTGCTTCGTGGTTTTACGAAGTCCTTGTGCCGACGCTTCACCACACCTCCAAACTGATGATTGTCGGCACACCATTTACACCAACTGACCTTTACACCGAACTTGAATCGCGCGAAGGTTATCTCGTTGAAACCTACCCCGCCATCAACGCGAAAGGCGAAGCGTTGTGGCCCGAACGATGGGACTTGGAGTCACTTGATGCTCGTCGTAATGACATGCCCGCCATTGCGTTTGCGCGCGAATACCTGTGTGAACCGATGGATGATGTGAGCAGTCTTTTCCCCTCAACCATTCTCCAAGCCGCGAAAGACACAACACTCAAGTTGATTGAGCGTGAAGTTGGCGACCCCGACGACCAATACTTCATCGGTTGGGACCCCGCTATTTCATCCGACCGCGCGGCTGACTACACCGTGATGGTGGTGCTTCGTCGCCCATCCACCAATCCCGAACTGCTTGAGTTGGTTCACGCGATTCGTAGAAAGAACATGGACTTCCGCACACAAATCACCGAGATTCAACGATTGAATGCAAAGTTCAATCCCGATGTCATTGAACTTGAGGCGAACAACTTCCAGCGCGTCTTTGCAACTGAATTGCGCGCGG